TTATCATTACTCAACCTAACAGAGAAGGAAATCCAGAACTTCCAACAGAGAGTCCAGCAAGACCCGATTTGGTTCGCAGAGAAGATATTGGGAGTTCCGCTTTGGGGCAAGGAGAAGGAGATTCTCTTGAAATTAAGAGATTATCCTGAAGTTTCAGTTAGAAGCTGTAATACATCCGGCAAGACTTTCACTGCGGCCAGAGCCGTTCATTGGTGGCTGATGGGTTTTATTAACTCGGTGGTTATTACGACAGCGCCAACTTGGAAGCAAGTAAAAGAACTATTATGGCGTGAAATTAAAGCAGCAAGCTCCGGCAAAGCATTTTATCCAGACACGGCAGTTTTAGACACGGCAATTAACATCGACAATAAGTGGTTTGCTTTGGGTCTTTCAACTGATAAGCCGGATAACTTTCAGGGATTTCATTCAGAGCATTTATTAGTGATAGGCGATGAAGCGTCAGGTATTGAGGATATAATCTTTGAAGCCATTGATGGGTTAAAACCGACAAGGAAACTTTTAATCGGCAATCCATTGAGAAATACGGGCCGATTTTCTTTATCTTTCAAAGATTCAGAAACAGCCAAGATTCAGATTTCGGCATTTGATACGCCAAATTTTACGATAAACGGGATTAAAAGCGTTCAGGATTTAAGAAAAGAGATAGTTCAATCAGCCAAAATACCATTTCCAGCCCTTATTACTCCACAATGGGCTTATGATATGGGCAGAAAATACGGATTAGATAGCGATGTATTTAGAATCAGGGTTCTGGGCGAGTTTCCGCAAGCAGAGGAAGATATGCTCATTTCGGTTGATGAGGTGGCTAAAGCTATGGAAAGAATACTTGAAGTAAAACCTCATTGGCCCAAGAAGATGGGAGTTGATGTAGCCAGATTTGGTCAAGACAGAACGGCTATTTTAATAAGACAGCAGGAAAAAGTGCTGAAGAAAGAAACTATGTCAGGGCAGGATTTAATGACATTGACCGGATTTATTATTAAGACAGCCAAAGAGGAAGATATTGAGCCAGAGAACATTTTTATTGATGTTATAGGATATGGGGCAGGCATAGTTGATAGATTAAAAGAGCAAAGCTGGAAAGTTAATGCTGTTAATGTGGCCGAACAGCCTGATAAAGATGATGATAAAGAGATTTATTACAACTTAAGAAGCCAGCTTTACGGAAAAGTAAAAGAATGGCTTAAAACTGGGGCATTGATTAAAGACGATGATTTCTATGAGCTGGCAAATATCAAATATAAATTCAGCTCAAATGGCAAGATGATGTTAGAGAGCAAAGAGGATATTAAAAAAAGAAATTTGCCATCTCCCGATGTGGCTGATGCTTTGGCTTTGACCTTTGCTTTAGCGGAAAGCGTTTCAGACCAAACATCAGTATTCAAGCCCAACTGGAATAATCAGGGCAGAAGATTATGATGAAAATGAAATGTCATCACAACGGAGCAAGGTTTATTGAAACAGAATTGGGAAGATATTATTTTTGTGATATTTGTGGAGAAAGGTTTGTTAGCTGGAAAAGAAAGATTCATAATCTCTGGACGGCTCAAAGATTCTTTCAAGGTCAAGGCATTATTTACACTTCTTGGATAAATGGATTGTTTGCTTGTTTTACCGCTGGAGGAGTGACGTTTCTGCTTATTCAATCTGTTACAGGAAAATTGCCAGCGATTTGGATATTGCCAATTATCTGGTTATTACAAACAGCAGGAGAAACTTGGATTGGCATAAAAGCATATAAATTGAAAATGGCTCAGCGAGAAGGATTGTATGGCTTCAGGCATTCGCCAAAGGCCATAGAAGATACTAAGAGATTGAGGAATATTGAAAAGGTGCTTTGCGAACATTTGCACAAAGAATATCAAAAAGACAGCATAGTGGATTTATTAAAATGAGCATTCGAATTCAAAACACAATTATCCTCAAGTTAAATCCCGAAGAATATCATATTATTTTAGACATTAGAAAAATTAAAGATTTATTGGGCGCAATGTGGCCTGGAAGCATTGTTGTACACTTGGACGGAAGTGGTAATATAAATAAACACGAGTTTCATTTAGTTCCTAAGAATCAAAAAAAAATAATCTTGATAAATGAGGGGCTCGACTTCTCGCAGGAAGAAAAGATGGGTAATACTTCTTAGAGGATTACTAAGGTTGAAAAACCTTTTTCTACGACTGAATTATTTTAACCCTAACAGCTATCTTCTTGACGGATTTCTTGCCCCATTTAATTACTGCTTGACAAGAATTTAAAAAAGGAGTATGATGCTCTAAGGCAATATAATTAAATTACGGAGATTTGATAGTGGTAATGGGCGTAATTAAAACCTGCTCCCATTGCTACTACCAAGTTCCAGCAGGTTTTATGGAAAGTATAAAACAAAGAAAATGGCGGGTTAAAAACAAAGAAAGATTAAGGAAATATCATAAAAAATGGGTAAATCAGAATAGGGAAAGATTAAGACAATACCAAAAACAATACCAAAAAGAGTTTAAAAAAAAGAGATACGGGGGAATGGTTAAAACAATTTTAGAGAGAGATAATCACGAATGTCAGATTTGTGGGCAAAAAGAACATTTAGGATTACATCATTATGATGGTAATAGAAAGAATAATAGTTATTGGAATTTATTGACATTATGTCCATCTTGCCACAGATCACATCACCACGGAATGTTTTAAAATAATAACTTAATAATAGTCCCATCCTAAAAAGACGGACAAATAGTTTTCACCAAGATTTCTTGGCGTAAATTGTTTGCCCGTTTTTAATTATACTAACTTGATAGGCACAATACTTCGGGATAAAAATAACAAACCGATTTCACCTCCGTCATTTTATAATCCCCCGCAAGAGGTGAAAGACTTAACTTTGAAAGTCCGTGAGGATTACACGGTTGGAGTTGGCATACAAAATAAGTCATTCAAGGAGTTTAACGATATGTCTTTGATTCAGCGGATGAATGAAGACCAGTCTATATTTAACTCATATACTCAGCCGATAAGCCAGAACCCTGATGACCAGTGGAGATGGAATGGGGTAAGCCCTGTCGGACATAATAAGATAATCTCAATGGCGGCTCAGTATATCAACCCAACCCTGTATCCAAAAACCTTCGCCCAGAACGACAAGGACGAAGAGGACAGAGTGGCAGCCGAAGTGATGGATACCTTAATGAGGTTCAATATCGACAACTCCGATTACCGGATGTCGTATTTATATGCCATCATAGCCGCTTTGGTGAATCCGGTGGCCTATCTTCACATTGATTTCATTGAGTGCTATCAGACCATTAAAGAGAAGTTAGAAAATGGGGACATAAAAGAAACAGAAGTGTTAGATGAGGTGTATTCTGGTTTTCAAACCTACAATGTGCCGGCTGATGAGATTCTAATAGCCAACGCTTATCAGTTTCATTTACAGAAACAGCGATTTATCATCAGGCGCAGGTTCATAGATTTTGACGAAGCAAAGGGCGTTTACGGCAAACACACGAATTGGCAGTATATCTTGCCAGGAGTCAAGGTTCTCTACGAAGACGGAACCGGAATGTTCTATGAGCAGAAAGACGACAGCTTGGGAACGCTATGCGAGGAAACTATTTATTGCAACCGAAAAGAGGATATTGAAGTTCCGTTTATCAACGGAGTGTATCTGGGCAAACAGAGCATTAAATCTAACTTAATAAGGCATAGAAACAATAAGAATATGCCGAAGTATCCCTATGCTAAGTTCGGCTTTCACCCGATTGATGAAAAGAGGTTCTTCTTTTACAGGTCAGCCGTATTTAATATGGCTAATGATTATAATTTGGATACAAAGATGCGCCAAATGGTTATGGACGGCACATTCTTACGCCTATTTCCGCCCCTATTTGGCGTTGGAACAGGCAAGGTGGACTCCAATGTCATCTTTCCGGGTTCTTTCACTGCAACAAGCCCCAATGCCTCTGTAACTCCGCTTCAATTCGGGGACTTAAACTCGGCCTACAACGCTTTGATTAAGATAGAGCAGTCATTGGACGAAAGCTCCCAGTCAAAGACAATGGAGGGCCAGATAACTCAAGAGAAGAAAACGGCTTATGAGGTAGCCAGAGCCGAAACCAACGCCAGGATACAGCTTTCAATCTTCGGAATTATGATTGCCCAGTTTATCGATGATGTGGGCGATTTGATGGCTGATGATATTATCAAGCACCAGACCGTGCCTGTAATGGAAGAATTATTAGGCGGAGAAATTAAGGAGAAATACCGCACCTATTTAGTGCCAAATCAGATGGAAGAGGGCAGAACCATAGCCAAGCAGGTGAAATTCAAACCCGAAATGATGGGCAAAATGATGACTGAAAAGCAAAGAAAGAAAGAAGGTTATCGTCTCTTAAAAGAAGAAGGCGGACTTGAAGCAGAAAAGAAGATTTACGAGGTGAATCCCGATTACTTCCAGGGATTGAAGTTTAAGACGCAGATTGACCCAGCTGAATTAACTCCGAAGAATGATGCTTTGGACAAAGCAGTTAAGTTAGAAGCCTATCAACTAATGATGGCGAATCCTTATACAGATAAGAAAGCGGTAACCAGAGATTATCTGATTGAGCCGTTAGCCAAGGGGGAATCGGACAAGTATATGCTTTCAAACGAGGACATAGCCAAACAAGAGCAGGCGATGCTTCAAGGGCAGGGACAGCCGCCAGAAACTCCGGTAGCCAACAAGTTGAGCAAACGCAATTCATTACAGGAGTTAATAAGAACACAATAAAGGTCGGGATTTAACTAAACATAAAAAAATGGCAAAAGCACTTTTGAACATAAATAAATATCGTGAAGCCGAAGTGGAAGCAGGACCGGAAATGGAAGACATCTTAGCCGCTTACATAGCTAAGGGCGGAAAAGTAGTTGAAGGCACAAATGAAGAAATTGAAAGTATGCCCAAAGCCCAGGCGATTTACGATGAAGTTAAGAAGAAAGTGAAGAAAGCGGTTAAGAAGGCAGTCAAATCAAGTAAAAAGAAAAAGTAATGATATTTATTCAGAAACAAATAATCAAATGGCTGACAAGAAACCTCATTCACGGCATATCAAAAGAGGACATCTTGGAGATAAGACCATCAAAGGAAAATCCTTACAAAAAGGTGGTATCTTATCGGGGGCAGGCATTAACGCCCAATCAAATCCAAGACCTAAAAACGGAATGCGAAGAATTCAAAGAAACATTTTTCTGGAAGGAGGTATGCCAAAGAGCCATTAGATACACGGCTCAAGAAAGGGGAATGTCAGGTTCAAGGGTAGATGGGGATTTATGGCTGGCTAAGGGAATGATACTTGACCTGGACATCATCAACCAGATTATTGAAGACATTAAATCACTTTGATATTTCACAGTTAGAAATATGGCTCCGCAAGCCTAAATTGCGAGAAAAGGTCGGTGTGGCTCCTGGTTAAAAGCCCTTAAACCAGAGATAACATTAACCCCGAGAAATCGGGAGACCATTATGGCAGACGAGAAATTAAAAGAGGAAGCGATAAATCCTCCTCAACCGTCAGAGGAAAAAGTCGAAGGAACAGAGCCAAAAGCTCCTACCGAACCATTTGACTATAAAGCCGAATTGGAAAAGCAAACCGCTCAAATCAATTACAGACTGC